GTGCAGCTTCGTCGATTCGCGCTTGGGTCTGACCGGCAAGTTTCTCGAAATCTTCGGCGCTTTCAGCGTCGAGCAGGTCGCTATCCTTCACATCTGGGAACTTTGCCGCATTTGCTTCTAAGAACTCTTTTATATCGTTCTTTTGTGCAATCATAGCTACTTGATATTCAGTTTGCCTCATGCGCTCATGGTTACTGTCTCGTTGCGATTGAAGTTTCTTCAAATCGCCTTTTTTGACCGTTACCATTTCATCGTCATCATTTGCCGCCACCGGATCTTGTTTAGGCTGAGTTGCCGCCAGCGGTGTATTACCGTCGTCAGTCTCTGCCGGATCGATTGGTGAAGTTTGTGACTGTGAATCTGTCATACTGACTCCTTGTTAAAGTTACTCTATAAAAATAACATTAAAACTATGCGTAAGCAACTTTCTTTTTTGACCGTCCCGAAGTTTGCGCAGTCTTATACCGCATAGCAGATGAAATATTTTCCTGCCTATGCTTTTGCAACCGCTGACCGGCAATACCTAGTCCACTAAGTTTTGCAATTTTACTTGCGCGATCTTCGGACTTCCACTTATCCCACTGATCTTGCGTCCAGTTAGAACGTGAATTATATTGCGGGTTTTCCGCAAGTAATTTCTTGCGCATACTTTTTGAAGCCTCTGCATAGCGTCGCCAAAACAAACCGTCAAGATATTTTTTCTTACTTTCTGCAGTTTTAAAATATTGACCGTCTGCCGTATACGGTGTTGGTTTTATGCCATATTTTTGTTTATACAAACTCCAGTCTCCCGAAGTTTCAGCGGCAGCTAAATCTTTAGATTTTTGACTATTCGTCATTCCGTACAACTTCTTATATGCAGACCAATCTCCAGTTTTAACAGCATACTGAACAGCCTTTTGCTTACCGGCTTTTGCAACCGTTTCTTTATTTATCCATTTAAAAGATTTTAAAAACGGATTATCGTTAAAATAGCCGGCTTTTGTTAATTCAATAAGCTTATCTGTTGCCCATACATTTTTAGTACCTGCAGGCTGGCGCGCATATTCTTCAAACAAAGATTTATTCTGTGAGGCTGCACTTTCCTTCATCGATTTTATTTGTTGCGTATTTTCAGAATCATATTTTGCCAATACGCCCTTATAAAAATCGTCGGGTGTCATACCATACTTCGCAAAAAATTCTTTTTGAGCGGCATTAGATTTTTCAAAATCGAGCTTTTTCCAATCAGCAGATTTTGCAAAATATTCTGCCGTAACTTTTTGCAACTTTTTTGATTCAACCAAACTGTCTTTGTTAAACTCTAAACCTCTAGGCTTACCCAAAAACGCACCAACGTCTTGTTTTGTTTTTGTGCGCGGATCCATACTTGCTACATAGTTCGGCTTTGAACTATCATAACCTTGCTTTTCTTTAGTAAGGCCATATCCTTCAGAACCCGATTTGCTAATATATTTTACGCTTGGTTTTTCTAACCCACGCGCAACTCTATCTGCTTTATATTTTTTATAAGCAATTTCTGCCTGCGGAAACTTGCTAGTTAGCCGGCGCACCAAAGACGCTTCGTTACCGGAAATAGGACGGCCAAAACTATCTGTCGCGTCCGCCGTTTCACTTAACGCAGATAAATATGGGTTGAATCCACCACCAGTTAAACCTTTTTCTGAAAACGCATTAAATGGTGTGTTTATGTATTTATTACCTACTTTTAGCCGGCCTGCATAATACTTCGACTGCTCGGCTTCAATTTGTGTAATTTCTTCGTCTGTATACCCCAATTCTTTAAGCTTTGGGATAACTGTTTGAAAATCTTTTTTAAATGCAGTTTGCTGATATTTATCTAGCCGGTTATAGGCAATTGCTGCAAGTGGCTTATCAAAAGGCATTGTGGCACCAGCTTTTATTAAGTTCTTTTGGAATGAATAAAAGGGAACTGCAGCGCGTAGCGGCCTTTCAATATTTTTTACTTTATTGTCAAAAAAGTATTTACCTACACGCTTCATTGCCTGTTCGTCGGTCAAGCCTTTTTTCTTAAGTGCATTAAATGCAGATATATGCGAACTATTTTCAATACTATTATAGAATTTGCTCAGCTTATCAGAACCGCCAAACTCTTTTGCTAAATCTACCTTTACGCCCTCTGGGATATTGTCGTATACCTTGCGTGAATAGCGAGGATTTAACATTTTTAATTGCTCCGGTATGAAACCGGCGCCGCCGGACAATACACCAGCTTGCATGTTATAAGCTACGTTATTAACCGTCCACGCTGGGCGATATTTCAAAACAGATTTTTTCCAAAGTCTAGTTGGCGCACCCGCTACCTTGCGAATCTTATTGTATGGTATTTGTGTTTTATTATAGTATTTCTCTACGTTGGACCGTGAAACACCTACTGTTGCCTCATATTCTTTTATAAGCTGTTCGCGCTCCGCGTTAAGTGCAGCGCGGCCAGCTTTATTATTTTTACCTACGTTACTTTTTAAATAGCGATCAACAGCACCTTGTGCAAAATCTTCCGAATTTTGAATATACTTTCCTCGCTTCATACGAAAATTATATTGCTTCAAATCCCCACGAGTCCAAACAGTGTTTGGAGAATATGTGCGCTTGCCTTTACCAAACCTAGTGTTTGTAACATTATCTGCAGCGCGCATATCTTCGGAGAATTTTTCCCATTTTACAGCTATTGCCTCAAGCTTATCTCTAATAGGTTGATATTGTTTACCGGCAAGCCTTAAACGATCTGAGGGCGACAATTTGCCAGCCTTCATACGCTGCAACATTTTTGATTCACTATCTGTCAATTTTGCAAAATCATCAAATACAGAAAAATCTGTTGTTGAATTCGGTAACTGCTTATTTATTTCGCGCAGGCGCGGTATTAAATTCTTTTGCGCTACTCCTTGCTCGCGCTTTGCAATATCTATTGCTTCAGACAACAATTGTTCAGGAGTTTTTGCCTCACTACCCAACCACTTAACAAGCTTACTTTCTAACACATTCGTTTTAAATGCATTTTTTGCTTCTGTAATTTTATCTGCTGCACTAAAAAATTTTGATGTATATTTTGAAGCTCTGCCGACTTCGTCTAATTTTGAAACGTACTTAGAATTTTTTGCAGCTACTAGCTCTCCGGCAGGAATATTCAAAGGATCAGAAGCTAATTCCTGAACAGAGTTAAAGCCCCTTTTAGAACGGTTATAACTAACCATACGAGCCGCTAATATTTTTTCATAATCCAACTTGTCGGAATTAGTTTCGCCATTTTGCTTACGCACATTTATCAAAGACGTAACTTCGTCACGAATTTGTTTTGGCGCGTTTGCAGGCGAAACGTCTACCCAAGGACGCGTATTATTATTACGCTGATTAAACGTAGTCTGCCAAGCATTTTTGCCTGTTGTAAGCCGATTTGTCGTTGTGCCGCCAGTCTGATAAATATTCCTATCGCTTGTGTTTATATTACCAAGCCAGTTTAACGCCCTCGCTGGTGCTGTAACCACGCTTGGAATATTTTCAGAGCCACCTCCAAGCGTATACTTCCACGCAGGATTTTGCGCAAGCTTTTGAACAACATTACGATTCAACGAACCAACTGCAGTAGCAGCCCTTGAGGTTAGTTTTTCTTCGGACTTCAAACCATAGCCCTCTATAGTACCCACAGTATATGCTTCAACATTTTTTAGATCTTTAAGGCTTGCGGAAAGTTTCGCATTATACTGGTCTGCAAGCGTATTTAATTCTTCTGCTGATAGACGGAGCTTTTTTGCTTCATAGTCGGCCTGCAGCGTAGCCTGTAACGAATTATGAGCATTTAACTTACCTTCATAGACCTTTATTTGTCTATCCGCAAATTGAGTTGCTTGCTGTTCTGCAAACTTTCGTGCGCCGGAGGCGCGACGATCTGCACCAAAAGTAACTTTATCTACAAATCGCGAAAGACCGCCACTTGAAGGGTCGGCTTTCGTACCCTCCACATACTTCATAGCTTGCTGTTTTGCAGCTTCTTTTATTTGATCATATTCGGCATCTGTTCCGTCGGCATTTGTATACTCATATTTTGGTATAGCAATTTTTGACGGATAATAGTTTCTACCAACTGACAGCCTGCCTGTCAACTTAACATTTTCTACCTTTAGTTTAAGGGCTGATTGATTGGCAACTGTTCGGCTATCGACCTGTCCTTGAACTTGCCCGCGCCTAACTTCTTTTTGTCGTGCAACTTCTTGTGCAACGGCTTGGCGCTGCGCTTCAGCCGCTTGTGCAATTTGTTGCGCTGTTGCTGCGGGTTGAACCGCACTTGAGTTCCCACCTTGTAAAGGTGTTCTAGTCGCTTGGAGTGGTTGAGGTGGCGTTGCATTCTGTACATATTTTACAGGAGCAGTTTGCTGTGGATTATACGTCGTCTGCATTCCACCGTTATTTGTGGAAACAGTCAGCTTATTGGTTGGCGCTGGATCTGTAAGAACTTTAAGCGCCATTTGGCACCACGCTCATCGGCGCGGCAGGCATCGCAGCCGGCTGTGCCGTTGCTGCCTGTTGCGCAGTCTGCAATATTTTTTGTGTTCCTTCGGGGTTTAATAAAGGATCTGATTTTTCTTGAGACAACATAGCAAGCTCATCTTCCGGAGAAAGAAAATCAAACATTTCATAAGCAGTCGTTCGACTAATAACGCCTTGAGCAACCGCTTCAAGCGCCCAGCGCTTTTCTGCAATTTCGTCTTTAGGCGTTACATTGCGCGGTATTGTAACATTGTTATAATTACCACCAATAACATCTTTCGTGAAACTAACACTATATGCGCCGCTCTCATATTTATGAGTACCGTCCTCGTTTGTAACGAACGTACCGCCCGGCGCATAACTAGCAAGTGTTAGTTGCTCGCCGTAAGTCATATTATTAAAATATGCCTGCAATATTTTAGCGTTTATACTTTGGTCAAAAGCATTCCATGCAATATTTTGATCCTCTATTAAACGTTGAGTTGGAGTAAAATACATTCCTAACGCATCGCCCGAAGTATTTGCACCAACTGACTCTCCGAATGTTGCTGCTCCGAAACCGGACAAACGCATCATTTGCTGAATTATTCGATCTTCATGCTTATCTAGCATTTGAACGTCATTCACTTGAAGCAAGCCAAGTTCGCCCTGTCTGCCAAGACCAACAAAACCGCCTCCAGCTTTAGCCATATTTTGCTTCAAATCATCAAAACCACGCGACACAATATTGCGACCCCAAACAACAGGATTGGCCATTCTATCAACAATATTAGATCGCTGTTTTGTAACATGATTTAATTCGGCCTGTGGAGACAGCAAAGGCTCAAGGTAAAACGAGCCTTGATTATTTTCGTTACACTCATCAAAAGGCATGCAAACATCAATAGGAATTTCATCAAAACCGTGATTATGCTCAGGCACAACAACAACATCGCCTACCCATGTAGTCTTAGTTTTACCAGTCCATTTTGTAGCCTGCAAAAACCAGTCTTTTCCGTCGATGTGGCGCAAACTATCATTTGTAAATGCCGTTTGTGGAATGCCTCCATTACTTTGTGGTGTCTTGCCGTCATAAAGCTGCTGACACTCCTCAAGAGTAATAGGAAATACAGCCCAAAAAGATAAAACTTTTTGATCATTGTCATTGCTAATTTGCCAATAACAATGCCTTGGATCATAACGACGAATTGATGCGCAGCGCTTTTTAGCGTCCCATATTGTTTCTGCTACCGCTGCAGACAATATAGTGGTGTCTCGCGCCCAGCGACGACGGAGCAGGGGACTATTACTTTTGCGGCGTACCGCATAAATAATTTTTTCGCGTACTGAAGCATTTTCGCGATCTTCCGGAGTACCCGGAACTTTTATAATGGGTTCAGATGATGTGTAGTGAATATTTTTGTCTGCAAAAACCTTCAATAAATTTGCTTGCAAATCATCACTAGAACGAACCTCGCCGGAGCGCGGTTTGTAAAAAACAGAATTTTGATAATAGTTGCGCATTAAATTCATGCGGCTATGGTAATCGTGAAAATTCACAATTGCATCTGATAATTCCGCATTTAACTCTTGTATTGTCATGCTGCCCCTACATAATTTAATTCTGCAAATCCAGTAAAGACATCTGCAGTGTCGTGAAATAACCTAATTGCTATACCGTTAGCCATAACGGTATCTTGCGTAATGTGCTTATCGTCCCAAATATACCTTTGGTGTTCACGATATAAAATTGGAATTTTCGGAATGCGAACCGTTCGATAATCAAAAGCGTGTTGCATTAGTGTAATCATATTTTCTTTTAGCGTCTTTGTAAAGTAAAAAGGCTCACTATAGCCGGCAAGTTCGTCACTTATACTGTCGCCTACTCCTGTACCGTCATGCTCGCCCTCGGAACCCCAATAATCGACGGAGTCGCGAAAAATTTTTTGAATTTGATTCCACTCGCAAGAACCTGCCTCAATATACTTAAAATCAACAAGTCGGGCAGGCTTACTTTTTATATCGTAAGTCAATATAACAGTTGGATCGTTTTTGCGGCCAAGATCTGCACCATGCATATAAATTCCATTTGGATCTTTTTCACTCGTCCACCACTCAGTCAATACACCTTCATCGTCATATTTTTGTGCGAGGTAATTTTTGCAAAATACTTTTTCAAGTTGTCGAGTAGAAAAAACACTACCAATATTCGCGTCAAAAGCACCTTCAAATTCTTGCCGCCACGCCAAGTCTGTATATTTGGGGCGCTCAGAACGATACCAATCGCCTTTTTTAGCTTTTTCAATCCATTTATGTTTTTCTGCTTTGGACTCTGCTGCAATATATTCTTCATAATGCGGATTATACGTTGGAACGTCCCACCACGCATATTGAAAAATAGTAAATCCCATGTGATCGCGCTCCTCGAAAATTCTTGCGAACAAATTTGCGCGACCTTTTGGAGTTGATATTGCAGTAACCTTGCCATTTGTCTGCGACAATGTAGCATTTGCAGCTTGCCAAATATCGTCTGCATATTCAATAAAAGCAAGTTCGTCAAAAATTAAATGTGTAGCAGAAAATGAACGACCAGCCTCTTTACTAGAAGCGAGCGAAGTTATTTTTGCACCATTTGAGTTTGTAGTAACACGCTCGTTGGTTTTTAAAAGTTTTGGGGACTTTTTATTATTTTTACGCACAGAAAGCAAAATATTATAAACATAATTGTGAAAATTCACTGCTGCATCTTTGTCTTTTGAAATAATAACTATTTGTGCGCCGGGCAAATTATCAAACTCCCAAGCCACCTCTGCGGCAACTGTAGTTGAAATACCACACTGGCGCGGCTTGTTAATTATGCGAAATCTATCGCGGCAATTCATAAACTCTTGCTGAAAAGGCCAAGGCGTATATTGAATTTGCCCCTTACCCGGCAAGAGGATTGTCGGCTGAAATTCCAGAGTCCACGCCAGCGGCATCTCCGTCGCCCATTTTTGGCGCTGCTCCGGCGTCCCCGCCTCCACCCACTTCGCCCTTGTCCAATAATTCATCTGCTGTTTTCCCGTCGTTAATTGCTTGAACTGCACGAGTATATTCGTTCAAAGTTTCTATATAATTTTTTGAATTAAATTGCGCAGGGTTATTTTGCGCCTGAACCTTTAGTATTTGCAATAACAATTGTAGTTCATGCGCACGCCAATGCAAAGGGTTTAATGGAATTATTAAAGGCTGCGCTGGATCAACCCAATATGCATTTAATTCTTTGGAACTTAGATCAAGTAGGGTAGTTTGCTGTGGCTGCCTCTCTGTAAGCGAATTCATAGCAACAGTATACCATAGCACAAAACCAAAAAATTTTGTGCGAGAACCAAGTACAGAGAACAAACAAACAAAAGGGAAGGTGGGGTCAGTCAAATATTGATGCTATCGAGGCGATAGATATTTGCGTCCCCAGCCTACACGTCGCACAAGAGTTGTGCAACATGCGGAACAACAATGGTCATCGCACATTAGCTCCCAATGTGCGACGCCCTACCCTGTGGGACTTGGACAATTCCACTGGTGGAATTAGTTTATTGGGGGGATAACAACCCGCTTACAGAGAGCATAAGCAAGTGCTGAATACAATTACCTCTGTTAATTGTTTAAGAATATATTCTTTTGGTTAGTAGATTTTACTTGTAGATCTGTCTTACCTTACAAGGTAGTTGCTGCGCACTCCACCTTGCAACGCAACAGATAAAAGTTTTTATATATTTATCCAAAAAAATGTATTATTGTAGTGCTTCAAACTCTCGTTTGTAATAAATTTGTAAAGCTCCTTTGACTTTATAAGCAAATAGTTTCTGCTTATCATTACCGTTTAGTGCATTGACTCTTAGTCTATTTACTGTTGTGATACCTAACTTATGACATGCTTTAGCGTAAAATGGTAAAAACTGTTCACTAATCATTTTATCCATTAAAAGTTCTTCAAGAAATTCATCGATCTGATAGTTCAACATTTGGTTGCGAGTAGTTGCGATGTTGATGTTTCTATTGTCCTGTAGTGTAGTGACCTCTGTAACTTTTGCCTGTTGTGTTTTGTTTTCAGATGTGCTATTTTTACCTACTGTCCTATAGTCCAATTGTCCTATAGACAATAGACCTTTAGTCTTTAGTTTTCTTTTTGGTTCTTTTTCTTTGTGGATAATATTATCGATAGATTCCAAGTTGTAGTTGTCGGACATTAGCTGTTTGCTCCCCTTTTTTATGACTTATTGTACTTAAAGTATAACGATAATTATTAAATATACAATAGTTTTTAGTGTTGCATGTTAGTGTTGATGTGTGGTATTATTACTTTACAATTAAATATAAAAGGATTATGATTATGAACAATGAACAAGGTAGCCAAATTAGGTGCGAGAACTGCAAAGGCTTTGGGCGGGTTATACTCCAAGCTACAGTCGGTTTTGAAGCGCAAGAAATAGTAGAAGTTTGTAATGTTTGTCATGGAACAGGAGTTGTATAATGGCCTCTAAAATATTCGCTACCTCTGAGCTTAAAAAGTATAGGGAATCAAAAGGCTACACCCAATTAGAAATGTGCAGTCTACTTGGTATCGAAATGGAAAAAGACGTAGCACTAAGTACATACCAAAAGTGGGAACAAGGTAGCCTATATTTAACGCCGGATAGCGCACTAATGTTAAGTAGATTCACAAGAATCCAGCTTAAAGATTTGGTAGCACATAAATGATCTATAGCAAAATATGGCGACACAAACTAGGCTTATGTCACAAAGCCAAGAAAGGATACACATGTCATGGAACAAAAAACCTCGCGGAGTGCCAATAAAGACAATGTACCAAACGACCTAAAAAGCATGTTTGAAAGTAGCAGAAACCATAACTTCGACATAGACGAAGCTGCACTAATGATGAAGCTTGTAAGTTATATTGTGCGCAGAGATTTCAAAGTTTTTGATCATGCTTATAAAGTTGGCGTAAACGATGAAAAAATGCGCAAGAAATTAAATACTATGAAGGGCTTAAGTGAAAAGACTAACAATAACGCGTAAAGGCAGGTTATTACGCATTCTCGTGACCGTCAAGCCGCCTTTTTGGGCTGAATATATAACTTACTAACTTTATGGATCAACGCGCTGAAAACGCTTGTGGAGGGCATACAAATGGTTTTGACTATACTTGTGATGATTGCATGCTACCATATAATCATAGAGACGACTTTGGTGTAACAAAAGATGATAAAACAAATTACAAAAAAAGAACTAAAACGCATAAAAAGTATGCGCAAACTAAAAAGCCACCATTTTGACGGTATTTTAATTTGGATCGCTCCGGACAACAAAGCTTACAAGTGCGATCAAAGTGGCATGGCCGGAGTAAAAGAAATGCAAGAACACAATACGCGTATTGTTAAACTATTGACTGCTCAAGAAAAACTATTATAGTAATAAGTGGCTGTTTTCTCCTTTACGTCGGCCAGTATTACATAAAAAAGACAGGTTTGTAGTCCTGTCTTTTTTAGTTTTGTTTTGGCTGTTTTTGTTTTTATTGACCAGCCATTGTATTGCCAGCCACTAATTGAGATTTATCGACGCCGGTATCCGGTAGCGCGTCTGTACCTAACAGTTGAATTTTCGTACTTTCAAGATCTGCCTGCGCTGCGGCAGCCTTCGGTTGAGCATAACGAGCAGCAGCGTCGCCAATACCTTCAACACCTACATATCCACCAACCATAAGCACCAACATATCCCATTGCTTGTTTGCGATTAAAACAAGGGCTGTGCTTACGGTTAATAAAAATTTGCGGCTTGTGAGGCGTTCAATTAGATCCTTCATAAAGCTTTTCATATATTGCCTTTCTTATGTTATTCAACATAAGTTTAGCACAGTATTTAATATAATACTTGGCATATGATATCAGCGTTTTACGAAGGTTCAGCCGTCCGGCTTTTAAGTAAGTTATTTTTATGTTATATTCATTCATAACATATATATGTTATCACAGAATAGACTTTTTGTCAACCTTGTTATGCTTACTTATAACCTTTTTTACTTCTTCGTCGGCTTTTGCTTCATCTAGTATTTCAGGCATCTGATTAACAGATTTCTTTAAACTATTTGCCGCCCTGTTCAAATCGAACTTCTTGGGTTTCACATATTTCTGCCCTATAGGCAGTCTTTTCCAATCTTCGCCCGCTCTCTGGACACGATACCAACGGCCATAGTGCCGGACAAAAGCACTCTGCTGGGAAATTACTACTATTTTCACTTAAAACTTGCCTTTCTGTATTGTGCGACGTTGTATTTTTATTATACCCTGTTATATTTGGTGCGCTAAATAATGCTATATATACAAGATACAAAATACTCAACCAAAATGCAATAATTGCAAGCCTCAGCATTACGGAAGCCGCAATCTTTGACCGGGCTTTATAAGATTAGGATCATTTCCTATTATTGCTGCATTCAAATCATAAAGTGTTTGCCACGACGGTAAACCGTACTTTGCTGCAATAACAGAAAGATTTTCGCCATTTTGAACAATATGTTCATGCGGTGCTGGAGCAGGGTGCTGCGGTTGAGTAGCCGGCGCCATAGATGCGCCCGGTGTACGCAACTTTTGCCCCACATATATTTTATTAGGATTAGATATTCTATCCCGATTAAGCGCATAAAGTTGTTGCCACGAAACGCCATAACGCGGCGCTATGCCACTAAGTGTATCGCCGGCTATTACGGTATACTCTGTAATATTATTCTGTGGTGGTATAGGAGTAGCAACATTTACTGATTCAGGAACTGAAAGACCCGACCTACCACCAAATGTTTTGAAGCGCTCTACGTCGCCTCTAAATTCATTCTGATCTACCCTGCCGGCTATACCCGGTACATTTGATATGCTAGTATATTGCCACATATCCCATTGCTTCCATTCGTCAGAACTAGGTATTTCCTGTGTTTCAGGAATATCGTCGTTGTCGCCCCATGCAGCAACCCAAAGCGGGCAACCGCGATTAACTAAATTTATCCAATTTTGTGTGCGCACATAATTTAAATTCATATAAATAAACGGAGACGGCATTCCTCCGCGTATTAAGGCTTCAACTATTGCTGTTAAATAACCTACTTCGTCGTGACCAGCACGACGCTTTTCCCAATCTAATGCAAATGGTTCGCCCGGCCTCAAGCCACCTATTTCGTTAATAGAGTTTTTAATCTGCTGTACTTCTTCGGCTATTGTATGCACCCCGCCTAAGAAATAATAAAATCCTACCGCCATGCCTGCAGACCTCGCGCCTATAGCGTTTGTAACGGCTTTACTATCCGTATACAAACCGTCGTCGCTCCCGCCAATTTTAATCATAGCTGCTTGAATGTTAGCCGCTACAAATGGCCAGTTGATAAATTGTTGGTGTCTGCTTACGTCTATTACTCGCATTTGCTTTCCTTAATTTTAAAACCTTTTTAAAAATTTGCGGGTTAGTGCTGGAATATCTACGCCAAGTATACTACCTAATACAAGTATATATGCAGTCTCAGGAATATGAATAGAAAACTTTGCGTCAATTATTAACAATGTCAACAGTACAAAATAATTGCACACGCGATATACTGCTTTCGTTTCCTCAACTCTAGTGGTTGTGTAAACGTGAGTGATGTTTTTTTTCCGTCTTTTTGGCATGGAAGAAACCTATTAAAACTCCTATTAAAAACGCAACTATCGCTACTATTACTTGCATCATAACGCTACTATATCACAGTCCCCCGCTCTGCGCATGTTTGTACCTTAAAAAATATTTTAAGGTGTTATTTGCTTTTTTTGCAAATTTATTGGCGGGGCAGGGAAGCGAACAAAATACGAACTCTATACTGCAATAAGTCGTACTACTTTTATAGACTGTTGACAATAGCCACCTACGCGCAAAATAGTTTGAGTTCCGGCTGAAGTTTTTGTGCGACCCTTTAAAGTAATGGACGCATTTGCTGCTACGTTTATAATATACATTTTGCTATATACAGACCATTCGTTAGCTGCAGAAGGATACCACGCCACTTCGTCTGTATAATCAGTAGTGTCTGCTCTAAGTGTTACCATAGCTGCGGCCAAAGCGCTTACGTTGGCCATTCCACTCAACCACACTAGCAATAACTCGGGCTTTGTTCCTGTTGTAACAGTCTGACTAATACCGGTATCAACATATGTAGCCGATGTAGTTGTAAAATTAGTACCTTGCACCGCTTCGACAGTTTCTAGTGTTCCAGCTATACGGTAGCCAGTAGTTTTTAAAGCATCTACAAGATTCATTAGTTGCTGCTCTATGCCTACATATTTATTACCAGTTTGATTATTTTCCATATGTTGTATAGCCTCCGTATTTCTTAGTTTTAGTTCTTTGCTTGATTTTAACTGAAGGCTTGCGGAAAAGTAATTGTGTGCCGCGTCTTTGATTCAGTGTGCGAATACCTTTGCTGGTATCAATTTTTGTGCGCTTGATCGGAACAAGTTCTGTCGAACCCGACTGCGTACTGCCATAGTTTGCAAGCAGCGGCTCAGCCATAAATAACTTATTTATATTTTCAATAATATCAAAATCCCACCATGCTAATACTTTATACCCCATTTGCTCATACAGCGCAAACTTAAATGCATCGGCTTCTATGGTCGCAGTTTTACTGTGCCAAAACGCACCCTGCACTTCAATTATTAAACGCATTGAAGGAATCATAAAATCTGCTTGGTAGTCTTTTAATATACTTATTTCAGGAATATTTATATTTATATCGTTTAGAAAATAAAAAGGGATACCGCGCCTTGATAATGCTTCATACACCATTTTTTCGGGCAGGGTACCATGAACCGTAACATATGGATCAATCCATTTGTTGTAGCCTCTAACGCGAAAATCTTTAGCCCTGCGTTGTTTTTCTGCTAATGCTATGGGTTTAGAATTTAATAATAATCGGGGCATTTTATACCTCCGTTATTTCAAGCATAAATTCGCGCTGGATTTGACTTTCTCCGCTTGTTTGCTGCGCATAAGTATTATCATCTAGTATAGTAGCTTCGCGAAGCAGCCTTGTTATATACACCTTATAACATAGCCGCACTTCTGCAGCAGCATTTATAGTTGCGGCGGTAATCCCTAAATAGCCCCTTTGTTGAACTACTATAGTAGTTTTATCTGTACCGGAACTATATGTAACAGTAGTCACTTTTAATATTTCCCATAGTCCGGAAGCGTTTTTAATTGCTATCATAGGGTATTCATTATATGGATCTGTATACAAAGGTACTTGGCCTCCTAAAACAAAAGTAAGTGCGGCAGCATTGCCGCCGGTATCTACAAGGGCATAATCAGGAGACAACATATATAATGGCGTCTTTTGTTTTACAGCCTTTGTAACAGCGTTCGAAAGCTCGTTGCTGTCTGCTGTAATTTCTGTGTTGTTGCGTGTATATGTGGCTTTGTTCCCCGAAGCCATTATGCCGACCTGCCAGCGCCACCTACCGCGTGGCTGTAATGTATAACGAAGTGAAATTCCCTTGATCCTAATAGTAGAGGCACTTGCAGGAGTAACAGTAACATTTATTTTAATAGCTTTAAATAGTTTATTGTTTATATCCACGATTTCAATGTCGTTGGTTGTAGAAGAAGTAAGAGTGCCAGCCGTATTCCAAGAACCCCAAGTTTGACCATTGTATAGTTGGTATGTAACAGCAATACTATCGCCGGCTATTATTCCGTTATAATCAACATATATTAACTCTAGTGCTTTATATATATTGGGGTATCCGTCATCAAACTCTGAGGTTGTAATATCTAGTTTATATGTAGTGCTAACACTTGTAGAACTAAAAAACTTTGTCAGATCGTAGCTAGTATATGACTGAGTATATACACCTACGTTCGTATAGCCATAATACTCATATACATAACTATTGTTACAAACAATACCCATAAGTGCGATGCCTGTTGTATCTATTTTTTCGTCCAATAGTGTAAAGCCAACGCCGTCATACATATAAATTCTATGGCCGCCGGCAACTGAAACGCCCTTATCTACTCCCGAATATGTGCCGTCTATAACGTCGGTTTGTAAAAATAAATAATCTGAATTTGAAGCAAGACCCCAATAACCAAGAGGCTCATCTGCGCCAAAAAACTGCAGTCTTTTAACGTTTGTACCATCAAATGAATAAAGCCATTTGCCGGCAAAAAAATACAAATAGCCTTGAAACTCTTTCAGTTGATGAGTATACATTTTTAATACTTTAATAGCGCGAACGCCGTCAAAACGAAAAATGCCGTCCTCCTTGCTTATCCAAGCCGCGCCATTAAATTCAGTAACACTTTCCGGATAAACAGCAGCAGAACCGGCAACATCAATAACAGTATAGGTTGCGGCGCCTGCAGCCTCCTCGTTCGTAACAGCAAAAATAGAATTAGCGTAATTTATACAGTACAATTGTCCTCTAATAGTAAAGAAGGTTTTTGCAATACCTCCAATATCTTGCCATGTGTTAGCGGCTATATCATACCTAAAACATGAAGCACCAGCCGAACCTGTATACGCTTGAGCTATATACAAATATTTTTTATGAAAACACATTCCACTAATACCACTTAGTATATTAGTGGAGAGGCCAGCGGGCAGGGCGGGTGTCGAGCGCGCACCTGTTCTATCCAGCATGACAAGCCTATTAGTAAAGGTTGGTGCAGAATACGAAGTAAGAGACATAAAAGAATATTTTTCGCTTTCCACAACAGCCTGCAAAGAATAGCCAGTAGTCTCAGCGGTTGGA